GTTATCATATTGCCAAATTGCAGTTGGTGTTCCACTAACTAAAATTGTTGGTGATCCTGGTACGTCAACCCATGCCATTATTTTTCCCACCCTTTAATAAATTCAGGCGAAAAGTTAGCCCTACTAAATTCTAATCTATCTACAAGTTTAAGCGCGTTTTTACCATAACGGTCAATAGCGACAAATCCTTCTTGTCCTGTCACCTGATAACCATTACTCGTTTTAAGCAAAGTTTTAAGTCCTTCTACTTTATTTAATTTAGAAATAACCATGTGCTTTGCGTCTACAATAAGGTTGTACATAGTAAAGATTTTTTCGATGTCTGATTTTTTGTTTCTTTTAAAAAACATCATTGAATTATTCTTTTTAGCTTTCCAATTAGCTTTACCTTTTTCAGATTTTTTGCTTTCTATTTCCTTGTCGAAATAATTACTTACACTGTTTTCAAAATCTGCAACGAATTTTTTAGGATTGCCAACTCGTTGTCCTTCTCTTACTTTTGAGTTTATAAAGACATTTAATCGAGCATTTACTTCACCATCGCCAATTTCGTTTAAGGTTTTAGCTGGAATAGATTTAAACATCTTACCTGCTTGCGATAGTAGTTTTGTTATTTGTTTAGTATCCTTTGCAGTAAACGTAGCAGATCCAGATTGATCTCTAAACACTGCGTCAACTGACCATACTGATTTTACTTTTTTGAGGCTAGATGCAATCTCCTCACCAAAGCTTGCAGACATCTGTTCAAAGCTTGATCCTCTGTATACTGTATGCCAGACCACTCCGACTTTGGATCCGAGTATTTCCTTAGCGAGGGCAGACGATTTAGGTACCGCATAAACAATCGCGTTAGGATGGAAAGTAATATGCGGTTCTCCATCAATCGTATCTTCTTTAATATCACTTCTTTCATATAAAAAATCACCTTGAACTACGCCTTTAATGCCGAGTTTAGAAAACTCAGATAAAGCTATTTTTAGTTTCGCATTTAAATCACCTTTAGTATCTGCATCAATATCAGCAGGTGTCTTATAAACTTTAGGATTTTTGTTAAAGATACCCTTTTTAGCTACAAAAAACTTTCCATCGGTTGGATCAGTGCCAGCAAAGACTGCTGGAGCTCCATCCCACTTAACGCTAATATTAACTGCAGACTTTGCGTTACCGGCCAACATATCTCTGAGATCTCTAAGATGATTTATAACTACACGCGTTCCTTTAACGCCACCATCAATAATAGCGTCTTCTGCGTGTGTCATGTGCACGTTTTTTTCTTCGGCAATGAACTTCTTAAAACTTTTCATCTGATTCTATTCTCATTAGTTATACAATATTTATATACAATTTTATTTAGAATGTCAACCTATATTTGTATAGAATTGCGGTTTTTCATAAATTGAAGAGGATATATTCCTGCTCTTGCGCTTCTTACAACATAACCTGAATTTTCTACCCGTCTTCCTCCACGATATGTAACACCTAACACACCAGCAAAATCACCAGTAAACGCCCATCTTAAATCTGTAGCAATATGCATATTGTCTGAAAACTTTAAAACATATGATCCATCATTAATATTACGATTAAGAATAGGACTCCCTTGTCCTATGCAGTGAACACTTTGCAAAGAGTATCTTGAGCCTTTGCTCCATTCTGGTCCATATATAGATAACGAAAGTAATTGCTGCCCTTCAACGTCATTGGGTATTAATCTATAAATTGCATTTCCTGATTGAAGGGTATTATTACCAAACTTTTCTTGAACATGAGACTCTAAGTCACGAACAAATGCTGATACTATTGGACTATTATATATTTTAAATCCAGATTTAGCTGACATTCCACCGTATTGCTGAAATGCTTTGGCGCCACCTTCTTTTTTATGGGAAATGAAACCGACGTTAATTCCTTTGTCACTTATCAAAGCAATGTCTGCTTTTGGATCTCCACGGATATGTTTATTATCTGCGTCTACTACGTCAGTTATTATTCTATTACCAATATACACAGTAATAGGTTTTTGTTCTTTGATAACAGCTTCAGTAACGAGCTTTTTTAAAAGCTTCGTAGCATCGTTTTCTGCTTGTAAAACATCTCTTTTTTTAGGCTGTACGTCTAACAAACGCAACTCCTAGAATTTTATATTGCTGTTTATTTTTATTGAAGGGTCTTGTGCGAAAAACTTTACAATATTTGAAGCTTTTCCACTCATCTTAGCTTTTACAGATTTAAGAGCTTTACCTAAGTTACCCTTAACCCTTGAAAGCATATTACTAAATATACCTTCATCAAGCTCATAGGACTCTTTGAGTTTAGCATCTACGATAAGTGATATGACAGACCAAAAGTTATACTCTCCGGTCTTTACGCCTTTAAGTTTACGAGAAGACGTTTTAAACCGAGCTTGTAATTTCATTGCATCTGCAATCTTCTTACAATAAGCATCATCATATACTGAAGTGATTTTAGTACTCGATCCAGCGTGGTCTGACACCACCATAAATTCAGCAGCAGAATTACTGCTTTCACCATATTTTGCAAATCCAGACATGGCTTCACGAGCAAATTCAATTTTAAATTGGTCGTTTTGCTCAAATAAAGTTCCAAGCTCGCCCATGATTTGTTTATGAGCAGCTTCACCGCGATTTACCAAGTCATTTGATTTTGACTTAATAAGAGGTCTTAGCTGTGATGGTGCAACTGAAGCAGTTACAAAATCATCAAAAATTGTTAATACTTTTTTAAGCTGAGGTGAGTTTTGTATTTTTACTTTATCCATAGCAGCATAAAATGTTGCTGTTGATTCGGCTTTACCACCAGACATGAGCTGTGCCATTCCAATTTTAAGTGATAGTCTTTTATCACCAATTAAAATGTCAGTCTTTGGAGTAGTGTCAGTTGCGCCATAACCTTTCCAAAAACCAGTAAGCTTTGATTTAGCTCGACCATATTGTTCTGCTTTTACATTGTTTCCAAGAGAAAAATGATCTTTAATAGATTGAGCAATCTTTTTACCAGCTTCAACGTATTCAGGCTGAGCCATAATACTATCATATACTTTTGATGAAATACCGGCAGCTTCTGGGTTTATAGTTTGGCCAGTAATTTCATGCCAACCTATTACAATTGCTGCTTCAAAATCTTCTGCTTTGATTGCCTCTGTCAAATGCTGCTTAAATCCGCGCATAACTAACCTCTTAAATAGTGTTTTTTCTATTTATAAAAGTTCTGCAAAGAAACTTGGGGTCCAACCTTCAAAACCAGAACCCAAATTAAGTTTACGCGCAATAATATTAACATTTTTTTCAGGATGCTTAAGTTTAATTTGAGTACCTGTGTCTGTTTCATTAATCACAAAACAATTCTTTTGATCTTCAACTTTTTGAACTACATAGCTCATTGCAATCCTCCTGCAGTAAATAAAGACTTTTTAGATTTTCCAAAAGACGATTTATCAAATATAGGTGCATCGTCTCCAGATGGTGGAGTAACAGACTGGGGCCCATCTTGAGAAACACCACGCTGGGCTCCATCTTCTAGTTCGTAGAGTTTCATTTTAGCTCGGTCAATACCAACTACAAACCGGCGATAATAACTTAAGTCACCCCAACGATTTTTAAGTTGCTTAATCATAAGTTGACCAAGATTATCAAGTTCCTCAGATGTGATTAAGCCCAAAATACAGTCAGCAGTATGGGTAATTCCCATACTCTCAGAAGTATTAGTGAGATCCACGTCAGAGTTGCCATAACCATCACGGTTAAACTGAGAGCTAGTAACCACAGCACAATTATATTCCATCGCAAGACCACGTACCTCCTCTGCAATTGATTTTACTAATGTGTAACTATTTGCAGCGGCAGCACCTTTAACACGAGAAGATGCACAAATATTTAAGTAATCAATCATAATAATATCGGGTGTAAAACCACGTTTCATTCTTAGCTCATTAAGCAAGTGTCTAAAGTGACCGACGTGCGCTGAGCCAGTTGGATATTCCTTAACAATTAGTTTACCTGTTGCTTTTGATTTAATTCTATTAATACGTTTTTCAAAAACATCACGTGGCATTTCAGTAACTTCGTCAAGTGTACAGTCCATAAGGTTAGCATCAATACGTTCAGAGATACGTTCCTCAGCCATTTCCATAGTAATATAGAGAACATTTTTGCCCATCATCAATGCACCAGCCGCAGCATGACATTTGACCAATGACTTACCACCGCCAGTTGTAGCCAATAGGACTGTCATAGATTTACGAGGTAAACCACCTTTGGTAATTTTATTGAGTAGTTCAATATCAAAAGGAATACGTTCCTCTTTCTTATGATAAAACTCATAGCGACCTTCATAGTCTTCAATATAATCGTGGCCAATACTAGTGTCAAAACTAATAGACAAAGAGTTAGATAATAATTCAGGTAATGAACCTTTATCCATTTCTTTATCTTCACCATCAATAACTAGAATGGCTTTACGGATTGCGTTAAATAAGTCTTTATCTTGGCAGAACTTTTCTGTTTCTTTAACGAGCCAATCAATATTAGTATCAGTATCTCGTTGAAAGTTATCAACTGAAGCCATAACATTTTTATATGAGTCTTCGTTTAAATCTTTGCGCTTATCCAAAGATATTTTAAGAGCCTCCACACTGGGAGGCTCCTTGAATTCTTCTACATAATTTGAGTACGTATCGAATATTTTTTTGATACTATTATCCTCAAAGTATTCCGCTTTAATATACGGATATACTCGACGATAATAGTCTTCATTAAATATAAGGTTTGTTAATACTGTTTTCTCAATCATTTTCCACCACTTCTTCTACAATTTCGTTGTCGTCGTCTTCTCGCATAATACTACCCGAGGCACCAATCGTATACGTATTTTTAATGTACGTAGTAAAATTAGTGTTCTCAAACATATTAAACCAAAATTGAGAATTGTCAACAATTTCTTTTGCACGAAGTAGTTTTTCTGAAATAACTTCACCTGTTTCTGGATTGACTGCTTCATACCAGCCAACTTTTGGCTTATTAAGGTATCCACCCTTTTCAGCTACATCCATCAGACCAGACCATTTAACAATGCCACCTTCCCAAGATACTGAGATTGGAATTTTAGATTTTTCTTTAACATGGCGTGATTTTTCAACGTTAATTACAAAGTGATAACCTTTAATTTCTGTACCAACCTTGTCTTGTTGACGACCAATAATCCAAATCGTGTCAGCAGAATAATAGATACCCGTACCACCAGATACAACATCCTTGGGAAACAAACCAATTTCTTTATAGGTATGATTAACAGCAATAAGAGGAATATCTTTTAGGTTAAGATGAGGTGTAACAATACGGAACAAAGATTTAAGAGCTTTAGCACGAGACATGTCAGCTACTGACTTACCATCCAATGCGTCTTCTACTTCTTTCTTTGAAGCAAGGTTACCAACTGAGTCGATAATCACCATAACCTTTTCATTCTTTTCAATTTGATTAAATTGTTGTACAATATCAAACTTTAGCTCTTCAACATTAGTAATTGGCGTATGAACAACTCGTTCCATATCAATGCCAAACGATTCAAAGTAAGCCTGTGGTGTACCAAATTCTGAGTCATAGAATAGCAATACAGCATCAGGGTTTGTTTTCATATAAGCAGCTGCCATCAATAGAGCAAAGGCTGATTTAAAATGTTTTGATGGGCCGGCAAGAACAAGAAGTCCTGGCGTTAGCCCACCATCAATACGACCTGATAAAGCAACATTTACCATTGGAACCGGTGTTGGTGCCATTTCTTTTTTACTATATACTTTTGACTGCATAATAGGTGCAGTCATTTTAATAGTGCTATTCTTTACTAGTTTATCGAGTAAGCTCATTTTCCCTCCACAATTGACGATAATTTATTCTTATAGGCCTCAATCTTACTTACTCGATCAGGCCAATAAATTGTTGATTTTTCTTCGTTCTTACACAAGTTATCTAGAAAAGGTGTAACAGATTTGTATAATAGTTCTAAACGATATTGCAAGTCGTCAGCAGCTACTTTAGCATCATTGAGCTGATCCTCAAGTGATTGCTTTTCACTACTGACTTCTTGAATTTTTTGTTTGGCTTCAGCTTCTTTCTCTTGAAGCTCTTCATCAATAAAGCTGAAGCCAAAGTCAAAGTCTAGAACCTCTTCATAGACTTTATTAGCCATTCGCTAGTTCCTTAAAGATTGACAAATCATCGTCATCGTCATCCATTGACAAAGTAGATGATGCTGCAGGGGCTGCTTCAGGTAATGTTACTTGAGGTGCAGCTGATTGCATATTGCCCATGTTGCTGAGATCCAAATCATCAGAGTCGTCAGTTGCCATGGTTGGTGTGGATGGTTCTGCATCGAGAGCCAAAACACGATACAGTTTTGTTTTCAAATCAGAATATGACTTGAAGTTTTTTGGATCAACAACTTCTTGCAACGAATGCTGTTGGTTCCAAATTGATTCCAATTGTGAGTCTTCTTGGGACAATGGAGATGGAGTATCAAACTCAGACTTGTCATAATTTGGGTAACCCTCAAACTGTCGAATTTTCAACCGGAAATTAGCACCTTCCCAAAAATCAAATGGGTTTACTGGTGTTTCATCCTCAAACGTTGGGTTCATCAGATCATTCAATTTATCAAAGATCTTTTTACCAAACGAGTACAAGAATACTTTTCCATCGTTATCAGGATTTGAACTATCCTTAATAACCTGAATATTAGCGACATACTTTAGACGACGTTTTTGTTTACGTGCTTGATCCTTGTCGGAGTCAATGCCTGAATTCCAAAGTTTTGAGTTAAACTCAGAAACAGGATCGTCTTGGTTTAGTGTTGTAAGTGAGTTTTCAATGTACCATAGACCTGTTGGGCCTTGGAAACCGTGATCCCAAATACGTACGAATGGCATTTCCTCACCTGATGGTGCAGGCAAGAAACGGATAATAGCAAAACCATTGCCGGCTTTGTCACGAGTTGGTTTCCAAAATTTACCTTCGTTGGGATCTGAGTAGCTTGGCTTAGAAATTTTTTCAAGCTGTGAGTTCAGTTTATTAAGTGAAGCTGAACGATTCTTTTTAAGTGCATCAAATGACATGGTCATATAGTATCTCCTAATTTTGCTTTGTATAGCGTTTGTTTGTATTGCGAAATATATGTTGGCGGACCAACACATGTATTTATATTAGAAAAAATGATTTCTAACATGGTCTTTAAACTTTTTTTGATCAAAGTTTAAAAAAGGCTTGTATTTCTTGGATAGTGTTATTATATCACGAGATATGATTTTGTCAACTATTTCTTTGTCCCAATACGGAAAAATATTTGCAAGGTGTGTAATAATAGTAAACGTCTCAAGTGTTATTTGTTTACGAAGGTAAACTGTCATGATATGTGGATGCTGTCCATTGTGGACTGCAAAATTTGCCTGATAGTTATCGTCTAATGCAGACAAATCGTTTTTAAATGTGTAGCTAAGCGAGTCAATTTTCTTTTGCCACTCCATGTAATTACGTTCGCCATCTTCTTCAACAATGTCACGTATCCAAGCATTTTTATTAGCTACAAGATTTGCTAATAGAATATCCTTTGGATTATCCATCTTAGATAGTTTATGAAAAAAGTATACGTCTGGCCGAGTAACAAACTTGTCAAACGACGAACGAATTTTTCCATTGTATTTGTGGTAATCGTAACCTGGTGTTGAGAAATGTTTTTTTAGTGCTAAGTAATTGACGTAGAGATTAAAAGATTTTTCATTCGCATAATTCTGTGATGTCAACATTTTCTTTTTGGACCATTCTTAGTTTCACTGCCTCTGTCCTTAGTTTTTCTTTAAGGATAGTAGACTTTTTTACTATGTCTGCAACAGCTTCAATTTCTAGTTCGTTTATACGAGCGTATTCAACTAGCGCATCAATATAATTTACTCCATTTGCTAACATCGCAGCAATTTCATGGTGCACCTTTTCGGGTGAGCGTGGTGGTGTTATCATAACGTCTTTAAATTCCCAATGCCGTGCGTATTTCATTTTTCTTATGGTTCCTTCCCATTCTATAAGCGTGGAGAAATAACATAACATCTTTTTTGTCGTCGTAAATTATATCTCCGTTCAATTTGACCCAATATTCGCCATTAACGTTTATATCGATTCCATAGGTGTTGCCGTTGATTCCAATAGTATCTGATTTACTAGCCATTTAATACTTTAATCCCACTAATCCAGTTGTGTGCGGCATCTTCAACATAATGAATTGATTTTCCAGCAAACGATTCAGTGGTTTGATGTACATTATTAATAAAGTATTTAATATTATATCCGGATGAATCAGAATAGAGTTCAGCACGAAGCTGACTTCCAGCGCGTTCTCCTAAAAACTCGTTTACTTTCATTTTATGTTCCTTTATGTGAGATGTTGCTTTTTTACTTCCGCATGATGAGCAGAAATCAATTACTACGTCAAATTTTTGATTCTCAAAAGTAGCTATTATTTGCCCTCTTGATATATTAATTTTATCACAGCAGTGCATTAATGTCAACTAAATAATCCTTTTATACCGCAAAACTTTCACCACAACCACAAGAGGCTGTAGCATTTGGATTTACTACCTTTAAGTAGGATCCGCCTAACTCTTCTATATAGTCTATGGTACAACCAAATATAAACATTTCTGCCATAGGATCAAGCCAAAGATTTTCAACGGTGGGTTCTTTATCTGTAGTTCCCCACTCGTATTGAAAACCTGAACAGCCACCACCTTTTACATTGAGAGAAACATTTGGTTTACCGGCTTTAGCTAAATACTCTTTAGCTCTTTCTGTAACTGTAATGTTCATAGAGCTTCTTCTTCTCTTGTTTTGTATTGCCATTCGTCTGTATGACCGACAGACCATTTAGGTTCTACCTCAACAGCATAATTTTGAGTACATACTTTAAAATCAGGCTGAAGTAACGTATCAGGTGTTAGAGAACTATCTCTCCAAATAACTCTGTTGTTTGGTTGAGCAGCAAATTGTCCGTTATCT